CCAGTCCAGCCATTCTGAAAACCGTTTCTTACCGTAACGACTGGTTCTGCGACCCAGCATCACGATGCCGCCTTCAAGCCCCGGCGCAAGTCTCGGTGTCGTGTCTCCTTCAAAAGCAGCAGTAAGAATGTCTTTCCATTCTTCACTAGAAAGCCACTGGAGCGATCCATTTACCGACCATTGGCGTTGCCCTGCCCACGCCTCCAAAATTGGCCATTGGGCCGCATTTGCAGCCGTAGAGCGCCTCTCGTCGCATACCGGGCATATCTGCAAAACAGCAATAGTCATTTCGCTCTCCCGCTTTCGCTGACCAGCCGCCTAATCCTAAAAAACCCTGAATAACCCGGAAATTCATCCTCAAATTTTCGAGCGTAATGGGCGCAGTAATTGTTATTCAACCTAAATTCCTTGCCGGTAGTCTCGATCTGCACATGCCACCTGATCCGTTCAAAAATTGCCGCAGCGCCGTAGTGCCTAAAATCTTTTTGGATAATCATAAACACGTACTTTTTAAATAAGCTCCAAACCTCTTGATTGTGCATGTAAAACTGCTCGAAATCATGGTAGATCTGCTCTGCTCTAGTCATAAATCCCCCAATTAAAATAGTTGGGCGGAAAGTTTTCGCCCAATGTTTCGGCTTGCAATTTGCTTAACTAACCATGTTACCTGTAATAACCCCAGCCGACCGGCAATCTCTTAAAAACTTGTCGGCAGCAGATCCATTGCCAAAGTGATTTGCTTGCCGGATGATAAAGTCGACCTGCGATTGATTCTCAACTTTGTCCGTAGTCCACCAGCGGCCACCTGGGGACTTTTTGATAGTTGCGTTCAACTTCTCAACCTGCCCCGGTGTCGGCAGAGACTTTACCGGCGGCGGCAGGGCCCTGACCACGACAGTGTGGTCAACCAGCAACGCTTTAAACTGCCCAAAAGTCGGCGGCCATTCAGGGAATTCAATAGGCAATCTTGCAAGCGCGGCTTTCATGCTGTCAATATCACATTCAAGCGCTGACCACGTTTCAACCCAGCTACTGATTTCGTTCTCGTCTTTAAAAACGCTTGTAAACTTTTGTGCGTATTGGTTTTTGAATACTTGCCCAAGTCTTACGGTCCATTTTCTGTCCATGATTTAGAATCCCAATTCCAATGGTTTAACAATCAAATTTTCTTCAGCCTCATACTTTTCTAGGAGTCTACGGTTCGTCGCGGTGAAATTCATCGGCTCGGCTTTGCCCTTCATCCAATCCGATTTAAACCCCGTCCAGCCACGAGCACAGCACTCAGTTAGAGCAGCTTCTAAAGATATACCCGCCTTGCCAGCCTCCTTGTCAATCTTACTGATAGCTGAGTTGGTGATAGGCGCTTTTTTAGCTCGGCGCAGGGTTTGGAAATCACTCCAGACCTGCTCAGATACCGTTTCGGGACGATTACAGTCGCTTCTAGCGACTATAGTTTTTGAAGTACCTGTGGTTATAGGTTCTCGGTTCTTGGTTCTTGGTTCTCGGTTGCTATTAGGGTTTGATAGGCTGCCTATAGCCTCCCCATCGCCCACCAATACTACCCCAGTAGGCTCCGATCCTTTTTCCTTGCTCCAACGGACTGCCGCGCCCTTCTTTCCACTAACAATAAAACTCTGATATTTTGCTATTTCCTCGTCGCATCGCTTGTGGTGGTGCCCGTCATCGTGTTTTGCAAACAGATCTTGCAGGACGGATTCTATGGCCTCAACGGAAACCCGCAGCCGCTTGGCAACCCACTTTGTATCAAGCGGAATTGGAAGCTCGGTGTGGTAATACATGTCGAGAATGCGGCGAAATGCGAGATCCTCGTCATTCGATAAATGCGAGGTGGCGGCTAGGTAGTCGCCAATATGGAATGGGAAATGATGCATTTTTTACCCCCTTTAAGGTAGAGAAGTGATGCGCCATCATCCAGTAAAGGCTGAAATCAGCTTGCGTGGCCTGCCGACCAACGCATCACTCGAAATCATATTACGTGCCATTTTTAATTGCAAGCATTTCATTTCGCAGCTCGACCGCGGCATCCACGCCACGTTTCTGCCTGACTTTTTCAAGGTATTCTTTGCGATCCCGGCGTTTCAGCGCCATCCGAGCCTCGCATTCCAGGCGCCACGCCTCGCAGCTCGAGCAGACTACCAGGCTATTGCGGAGCGTGACCGGAGCGGTCTCGATCAGGTTGCAGCCGAGGCAATCCATGTCTTAACTGGCAACTGCCAATGTTTCACCAACCGCAGCCAGAGCCTCTTTTAAATGATTTAATTGTGTGCGGCCAATATTTGGGATCCTCAAAATCTCTTTTTCGGTGTACGCGCAGATGTCGGAAATGGTATATAAATCCTCTGAGAGCAGAGCGTAGTGCAGGCGCGTTGAGAGTTTGAGCGTTCGCATGTCGCTGTTGTTTCGTTTTTCGTTGAGAGCAGCCATATCCATTCGTTTCTTTCTCTCAATCATCATATATTCCGCACATTGCCAAGCACTGGCTGCGACATCCATATAGTGCGGTGACGAGTTTGATGAGCGCTGCAAAAGTGCAGCCATGGCTGCCAACGCAAACTGGTCTTTAAGCTCAAGCATACATTGCCTCGTCTATTTTTAGAGCGCCCTTGGTCAACGAGAAAATGCGCCAGGCATTGACCTCTGGAATGATTGTTTTCCACGCCGTAACCGCCTGAGTGCTCAGTTTTAGCGCCTCTGCAACCGCCCGAACCCCACCGAAATACGCAATAACGTCTGATTTAAGCATATGTAACCCTTTGATTTAGTTAAGTTATAAAATACTTGCAAATACTTGTTGCAAATTGATACGGACTGATTATAATCATTTCCATACCGAGTTGCAAACAAACTTTTACAAGGGGAACAAAATGAACGACTTTTTAATCATCCACGCAGAATTTTCCGCAACTGAATTTACGATTGAACCAGCGAGCGAGAAAGGCGTAAAAGAATTTCAACGCAGGTTTGGTGAAAGCTGCACTTCAATCAACGTAAGAAAATCGCACTTGCCGCATTACGTCGGAGAAATGAAACGCGCAGGATTCTTAATTGCCTGATTCCCCTGCCCCTGCCCACGCGGGGGTTTTGGAATACGCAGCCAGAGCGACTCTGGCAATAGATAGGAGTTTTAAATGTTTGCAAAAATCATAATCGACGGAACCGAATACACAGCGCAATACGACGACGATCGAGCCAGTTTGTTCGGGTTTGATTCCGATTCCGAGTTTTACAATGTCTACGTCCACAGCGAGCGAGCTATTGAGCGTGCGGTGTTTCGTGCTGTCGAGGCGGATTACTCAACCGGCGTAAATAAAAACATCACCGTTACATTGTTCCGGGCAGCAGCATGAGCCGCGAACCCTGCATGTGCGGAGCCACCGATTGCTTTGTCTGCGGCCCGCTGCAAGGCTACAGCACAAGCCCTGCACCGACCGAGCGCGACTACGAGCTGGCCCTGGAATCAATCGTTGATACCGTTATGCATTACGGAGTCTGGCCGCAACCTAAAAAAGGGGAATACAAAAAACCACAATTTGACCTTTATGAATTTCTGCTAGAAGAACGCGATCCGTCATATTTTCTCGAAATGTATATCGGTTGCATCACCTGCGCTGATGTGCGCGAACGCACCCGGCGCGAGCAGAAAAACGTTACGGAGATGCTGATGAAACATTTCCAAACCAGTGAGTATTCGTACATCCTTGAGAAAGTTGCGCATGAATACGCGGAGGACATGGCATGAACTTTTTAGAAATAGTCGGCGCTACCGTTTGCGGCATTGCCACAATGATTGCGGGTTGGTTTTGCTTAATTGTGTTGTTTACGTTTTAGGGGAAATCATGGAACCAGAGGATATTGTTTTAATGATTGGATCATTTCTAATAGTGGGTTGGGTTGTTTTCTTTGTATTTTTTAATTAAAGGATTTTATGAATAAATCAGACAGCATTGCAGCATTGGCGGCAGCATTGGCAGCAGCGCAGGGACAGATGAAAGGCGCGGTCAAGGATTCTGCTAACCCGTTTTTCAAAAGCAAATATGCGGATCTGGCCTCGGTGGTCGAAGCCATCCGGGTTGCTTTTTCCAACAACGGCCTGTCCTACGTTCAGACCGTCGAGCCCAGCGACAAAGACGAGGTGCGGGTAGAAACAACAATCCTGCATTCATCCGGAGAATGGATTTCTTGCGGTGTTTTGTCCTTGCCGGTTTCAAAATCCGACGCACAAGGTTACGGCTCGGCGCTGACCTACGCCCGCCGCTACAGTCTGAGCGCAGCCACCGGAGTCGCACCGGAAGATGACGATGGTAACGCAGCCAGCAGCGCAAAACCACGGAAAGTAATGGATTGCCGGGCCCACATTGCTGCACTGGAAGCCGCGCCCACGTTGGATGACCTTCAGGTAGCGTTCAAAGCCGCTTACAAAGCCGCGCAGGGAGAGAATGATACGGTAGCCATGGCAATCCTGACCGGCGCTAAAAACGCCCGCAAAACAGCTCTGGCGGCAGCATGAAAATCATAGACGCAATCCAGGGCACCCCAGAATGGCTGGCAGCCCGAGCTGGCCGGGTTACAGCCAGCATGATTTCTGCGGTCCTGATGAAGCCCGAAACAGCGGGTTTCCGGGATTACCAGGCGCAGCTCGTCGCGGAGATTCTGACCGGAAAACCGCAGGGCCCGAGCTTTACCAACGAGCACATGCAATTCGGGACTGAAACCGAGCCGCTTGCCAGATCAGCGTATGAGGCAGAAACAGGGTTTTCGGTGGATGAGGTAGGGTTATGCATCCATCCAACGATAGACCGCGCTGGAGCCTCGCCTGACGGTCTGGTGGGGCAGTCTGGGCTGGTAGAGATTAAATGCCCCAAACCTGCCACGCATCTAGCGAATCTAATTGCCGGAGCTGTCCCGGCTGGCTACAAAAATCAGATGATGTGGCAGATGGCTTGCACTGGTCGGGACTGGTGCGATTTTGTGAGCTTCCGGCCTGACCTGCCGGAAAACTTGCAATTGCTAATTGTTCGGTTTAAGCGCGATGAAAAGGAAATAGATAAGCTGGAAACCGCGGTTAATGCTTTTCTGGTGACAGTTGACGTAATGATTAACAAACTCAAAGGATGCAAATAATGCACGTTTCAATAGTGTGGCACGACAAAAGTTTCAACATCAACCTTCATTCGTCAGAAGGAAAAGAAGCGTTTCTTGAATTGAAGGGTTGCCGCATTCAGCAATCTCAAAAAGGCGAGTTCGTATCTATGCCAAGCACCAAGAACGCAACGACAGGAAAGTATTGGAACCACGCATATATCAATCAGGCGTTTCAATCAAAAGTTTTGGAGCTTGCAAAAGCATCGCAACCCAAACAAGAAACTGAAATTAAAAACTTTCTTGATCTTGGTGAAGATATTCCATTCTAAGGAGCCCGCATGAGCAGCAACGCATTTAACAAACTGGACCGCGAATACACCGAGCGCGAAGATTATCGCGCTAACCGCGCAGAAGAGCGCAGTCAGAAACCGTCGATTGATCCATGCCCTTTCTGCGGTCACGACGACATTGAAGTTGACGAGATCGAAATCGGCATCATTGCGATCTGCTGTCCTGAGTGCATGGCAATTGGACCGCACCAGGACGGCGCACAGTCAGTCGAACTGGCAATTGAAAAATGGAACCGGAGAAAATAATGTCCGAAAAGATGACGTTAACTAAATTTAAAGTCGTGCTAGAGAAATTCATGATCGCACGACAAAAGTATTTGCAGACCCACTCAAGTTCGGCCAATACCGCATGGCGAGCTGCTGATTCGGAATTGGCGCTGGCATACAACAGATATATGGCGGAGGGACGGAAATGAACATTCTCGAATGGGTAAAGCGGCTGTATGCATTGCCGCCGGTTGAAGAAATGATGAAGTCAGAGTTAGAGGAAGCTCGTCGTGATCTGCTGATAGCAGAAACCGCAAGCGACTACGCTGAAAGCGCGGTCATTTACAACCGCCAGCGCATTGAGAGATTAACCGCAGCGTTGAAGGAGATAGCATGAACGAATCAAAGTTACATCAATACGGAGCGAGCATAAGTCCACAGGCACCAAATCCAACCCAACCGATTCGTTTGGCAATGAATTTACTGGATCAGAGGATCAACAAATTGCAGGATGTTTGCGATAGATTGTTTACTGCTTTGCAACCAATTACATCACAGCGTGATGAAACATACCCAACAGAAAAAGTAGCGCGGGAGGGTAACTCTGACTTTAATTGCTCGCTTAACAAAATGGCAGACAGGCTTGAGGAAATTACCGTGGCATTGCAGCTACAGACGGATCGGCTGGAGGTGTGAGATGAATACGAACATGGTATGCCCTGACTGTAAAAATGAATTTTTGCAACCGTTTGTTTGCACGACTTGCGGCGCTGAAAAGTTGTACGACGCGACTGTAGAGACACTCCGGAATCAACTCGCCGCCGCAATTAAGCAGCGCGACAAGGCGGTTGATGCGTTGAAAGAAAAGAGGCGTGCACCATCAATTTATGCAAGCAAATGGGAGCGCGGGAAATGAATGATACGCCGGAGGAGAATAAAGCGGCACAACACATCGAAGAAATGCATGAGTTTATAGCGGATAACCAGCGTTTGATTGATGACCACATGCGGGATGTTGAACGCGAACTTGCCGCCGCAATAGCGCAGCGGGACAAGGCGCGGAATGATGCGCTGGAGGAGGCGGCGAAAATATGTGAGGAATACGCAAATGTTGGTGTTGTTGGTGCGCGGATATGCGCCGCCGCGATTTGTGCAACGAAGGGGGCACACATAAAAGAAATGCATCAATTTATAGCGGAGAACCAGCGTTTAATTAAGCTATCAGAGGGCATAACGCAGAATGTAATTACCGGAGAAAAACCATGAGCGCACGTATAGACGTAATACCATCGTTGAAATACATAGCGGATAAAGCCTACAGATCGGGTAACTGGGACTCAACAATTGATACGATAGAGGAAACTATCGTAGAACTGGAGAGACTGCGGGAAATGGTGGTCGCTCTTAAAGACGAGAACGCACACCTACGTGCAATGAACCAGCGTTTGATTGAGGCACTTGCAGAAATGGCACCCCTAACGCCGCGTATCATTACTGGAGAAAAACTATGAGCGATACGCCAAGGACGGATGCCGCTGCGGTATCAGCCGAATACGTACGCCGTGAACTGGATTATTACACGCACAAGTTTGTCCTTGCTGACCACATGCGGGATGTTGAACGCGAACTCGCCACCGCAATTGAACAGCGCGACAAGGCGATGGCCGAAGCTGATGCGATGGATGAATTTCTTGGTTCCGCAACGAAGCGTGAAAAAGAATCAGAGGCAATTATTGCGGCGCTGACTGCCGACATTAACATCACCGTCCCAATTCGGGATTACTCTGCAATGTCGCCTCTGGATTGTTACGAATTGGGGCTGATGGATGGGGTTGCTGCGCTGAAAACGCAGATTAATGCCGCAATCGACGCGGCGATGAAAGAGATGAAATGAGCATTAGTATTTGGAGTAACCAAAACCCATTGGACGCGGTGGTGTTGAGCCACGACCACATGGCGGCTCTTGTGCTGAAGCATGAACAGCAGATAAAAGACCTTGCCGCGCAATTGCTGGAGATTAAGCAGACATCATCTTTCCGGCGTCCGTCTGAACCCGCGCCACCCGGTTAAACCACCCCCTGCCGAATGTATCGAACGTCGGCAGGGACTGGTAAAACGCTTCCTTGCCATAACTGAAACTCTCTATCAGATCTGACGGGTCGGCAGCGGTCGCAGCAGCTATCGTGGCCCTGCCGATACTGCCATCAGCGGTCACACCTAGCGCCGCCTGTAGGAGCTTTGCAGCGCGTCCTGGGCCCATGTTAACGGCAGCATCGAACACCGCATAGTCAACGCCTAGCGGCAAGTCGTCGCACTTGCAAGCGTCCCAGTATTTTGCTTTGTACATCGGCGCCACCTGCTCGGGTGTCAATGCCCGCATCTCGGCCTCGTCAACACCGCGCTTAACCCAGTCTCGCCATGCTTTTTGAGTCACACCCAGGTTGGTCATGCCGCCCGGATCTGATGGATGGTTGACAAAACTACCTTCTGCTGCCAACACCAGTGCAAGAGATTTTTCAAAGTTTGAAATCATCTGCTGCTCTCTGAACCTTTAATCTTTTCAGCCGATCGCATTGCACCAAGGCCCAGCATACCCATCAGTATCTGCAACGTCAGGTCGGTGCTGATTACCGGGAACTCGCCTGTATACCCAAACCAAACCTTGGCAGCAAACCGGGCGAACGGCTCGACCAGCGCGGCGTAGGCAAGTCCAGCACCACACACCCAACCTATTCCCGGCCTCCAGCCAGCTACGAACCAATTTGTTGATTTGGCTTCTTCGATGTTGGTTTGGATTTGCAGTTTTGCCAGATCCGTTTCAGCAGCGAGATGGGCAAGCTCCCCGGCCTGCTGCATCTTCAGCAGCTCTAACTGCGCCGCCGCTTTAGCTGCTGGATCTGGGAATAGCCGGTCGATCAGCCCCTTGCCGATGTCAAAAATACCGGAGAGCAATAGAGGATTCATTTACCCGGCACATTACCGCCGACAGGGTTTGCTGCCCCAACGGGCGCGGCGGTGAACGACATAGTGCCTGGAGGCACATGTCCGTTATTCCACGGCGATTCGTTGATCGGGCCGTAGCAGTTGGCGAGCTGCACGTTGTTAACCTTTTTAACCTGTTTGGCGCACAGGAACGACCACTGGTTGCTCATGCCACCATCGGCCTCGGTCGTGGTGGTAAACGTCCTGGGAGTCATGGTGACCACCGCCCATGATGGGGCTTGCGGATAAGCGGTTACGGTCGAGAACAGCGACCAGACCTTACCCGGCGGTGCTTTGCAACTGCCTTTCATCAGATCCGCGTTGGCAACGGCTTTGCCGTTTAGCACCGGACAGACCGCCATGCCTTCCTGAAACTCTTTACCGTCCACGCGGATTGTCTTGCCGGTAGGATTGCTGGCCGAGGCCGCACACAATGCATACTCACCATTGCAGATCATCAGATCTGCAGCAGATACACTAAACGGCAGCAACGAAAGGAGCAGTAGTTTTTTCATTTGTCGGCCTTGTTTTCCAGTTTATCAAATATCTTGGCAAGCATCTCTTTAATGCCCCTGATGTCCTCCCGGTAGTCGGCCCGCGCAACGTAGGTTCTTGGCAATTCCTCCCGCAACCGTGAAAGATCAGACTTCAACTCTTTTGCCGCAGACCATAGTTCTCTAGCAAACCAGCCCACAACAGTCATACCAATGCCTAAAACCATGTTGATAAGTTGCTGGTTTTCCATTACGCAACTTCTTCTTTCGGTGGTTCAGATTGTGCTTGGCCCTGTATCTTCACAATGAGAGGAAAGCAACCTGTCTTTGAAGGCAGTTCGCCCAGCATATTCAGGATGAATTGCACTTCGTTTGCTTCTAGATCAAGTTTCATTTTGCTTCCAATAAGGTTAAACGATTTTCTATAGTTTCTACCTTCTCCATCAACGCCTGAACAGCGCCATACAGCGCAGCAAGCATTTGCCCGCCATTAAAATCAAGGCAATCTTCAATCACATCGTGGCGCACTTTGGGGCGCGTCTTGGTAATCATGCGCGGCATCTGATAGGTTAGTGGTTTGTCATCAACCATTACCGCAGCGCCAGCTTCATCCACCACATCAACGGTATCAAACAGAAAAACTTTGTTCTCTGACGTAACGACCTTCGATACCTGCACCGCCTTGCCGTTGATTACTTGTATGCTTGTCTCTGTTTTTTTTACGGACTCAAGCGTAAAGTCTTGTTCTTCGTATTCCTCAGTGCCATCAGGAATATCAGTTTTCAGCGTGAACGGTTTGACCGATACGGCGTTCTTAAAAACCTTTTGAACGTCTTGCGCTATCCAACCAAGATTATGCTTGTCTTGAATCTGGTCGTCTGTGTAAACGCCGGGAGCAAAGCCAAAATGTTTAAGCGGGACTGACTTGACTATCTCATAACAACGGTCAAGGTTTGCAGGGACAATATCAGATTTGATGCGTTCATCGGATACGACTGTCCACAATCCACCGACACCGGGCTTACCTGCTGAGTCTGTGCTGACTTCAAGCGCATAATTTACTGTTGCGCCAGTACCAATTCCTACTCGGCCAGCGGAGGTGATACGGAGGCGTTCTGTAGAACTTGTACTTAAGGTAATAGGGGCGGCTTCGGATGTATAAAGTTCCAAAGCTCCAGTGCCGCGATGCTGAATACTTGATGATGTGTTTGCTCCCGTATTATTTCTAATAAGCCGAAGTCCATATGAGGAATATGTAGTGTCGCCAACAAGGTCTACATATGAATATCCATTACCACTACGACCAGAGCCAACAAGGATAAATTGATCTGCTGTGCTTTGACCTGACAGAAGCATACTCCCGACAACATTCAATTTCTGCGCCGGCGAACTCGTCCCAATCCCCACATTACCGCTGGAGTCGATACGCATTTGCTCATCGGCGGTTGTAAAATCACCAGCCGCGCCGCTGTTGTTGTTGTAAAAACAAAGCGACCCGCCGCCAAAAGCAGCGCTACGAACAAGCCCAATGCCTGCCTTTGTAGAAGTTGTTTCAACTGCCAAAGAAGATGATACGTTAAAGCCAATTGCCGCGACACCTGCTCCTGACATATCGTTGCGGACTACAGATTCAATTTGCAAACTTACTGCTGAAGCATATATTTCAAGTTTTTTGCTTGGCGAACTTATCCCAATCCCCACGTTGCCGCTGGAGTCGATACGCATACGTTCTACGCCAGCCGTACTAACACAAACAGTATCAGCAGCAGGGAACCACAACCCTGTGTCGGCTGTGCCTGTCGTAGATACGATGGCAGGAAGTGCTGCGCTACCTGCTGCGACAGTTGTTATGCCTGTTACTGCGAGAGTGCTAGAAAATGTGCCGGTGGTAAACGCACCCGTCGATGGCGTAGTTGCGCCTACAGTGCCGTTAAGAGCTCCAGCAAATTTAGTCGCTGACAGAGAAGTGCCGTCCCATGCTAACGCCGCAGCATCAGCAAGCAATCCAGCAGTGCTAGCAAATGTCACACGGCCGGATGTAAGTCCAGAATCAGTAATGCTAGTTGCAGTCACGCCAGCCAATGTCGTAGTGCCAGCAATATTAGCAGTCGTGCCCACAAACAACGCCTTCGCAACACCCACACCGCCCGCGGTGATAATCGATCCGGTCGTTGTGCTTGTTGCGTCTGTAACCAAGCCGCTGTTGATGCCTGCTGCGAAAGGTATCCGAACGGTCGCAACAGTTTGCCCGTCTTTTGTGAGAGCAGTAGATAATCCAGTGCCAATGTCTGCTGTAAATGTATTAAACACCGTGGATGAAATAGCAGTGCCTGTAACTACTGGCTGCCCAGTGCTGTTGATGTTAAATGTGCCGCTGCCGTTGTAACTCATTATTGGGGTCCTTGTTTGACTGGTTTATACTGTTCTTGTATTGCGGTAGGAACCATAGACGGATTGTATGCCCTATCGCTTAATAACTGTTTAACCAATGCCGCACGCCGCGCCGCTTGTGCTGTTTGTTGCTCTAATGCAGATCCACCACTTTCTAAAGCATTCGCTAGTAATTTTTGCTGAATAGATGATTCAACTTCTCTTGAAATTGGCCCCGTAATAAGATTTGCAATAGGTAATCTGTTTCCTATTCTTAATGCCGCCCCTATAAGCGCTGGTGAAGTATTTGATCTATTAGGAGCCGCAAACGCAGGTTCCATAGTCATTGCTTTAGATCCACGCAAAAGCGTTTGTATTTGCGTTAGTTCCGGTTGTGTAAATATTACATTTAATCTGTCTTTGCCTAATTGCTCTATAGCATCATTCATTCTAGAGCCGCTAAAAACTCCATTTGCGCTTGTGGATTTGTCACGAATCCATTTCATGGCTTGTTCGCGCAATGAATTCCAAGCCTGACTACCTTCTGATGTTTTAGATAATTGCTCTTTTAAAGAAACAATATCTCGGACATTTCCTCCTATAACATTCTGTTGGAAAAACCTGTCTGGAGCCACATCGGCTATAGCACGCTCTACAGCTGCCCCGGCTTCCCTATCATTAAATCTAGCGCGAGCAGCATTTCTAGCTGCCATTAATGCTTCGGTTGCATCAATCTCTGGAATGTCTAATAAAGCATTATCAACGGCGCGTTTTAATTGAGTGGAAACCATACCAGTGGTTCCATGTCCAGGGTTGTTATTACCAATTAACCGGCCTAATTTATCGGCTTCTGTAACAGTTAATATTTTTGTTCTTGTGCCGCCCATAAAGCCAAATTGCTGCAATCTAGACAAAACAGCAGGAGGAATATTTTCTACTCCAATTTCGTCTGCAATTTTTCCCAAAGTTTGGGCAATTTGCGTATCTGGAACAGGCGTATCGCCTTTTCCTAATTCTCTAAATTTTGTATATAAGTCTCCAACAGCTTTATTTGCATCTGCATCTTTTTGCTGAATGGCTTTGATAGTTTGTTCAGATGCTTGCAAAGGAGTCGTTGCTTTTGGCGTTCCAGGCAAAGTTGAAGCCATCTGATCTTGCAATGCTTGGGCGTAACGATTAGTGCTTGCATTTTGTTGCTGGAACCTACCCGTCATTGTTTCCTGCTCACCACGAGCAACAGCGGGAATATTAACCTCAGTTTTTTGAAGATTTTGTGCGGCAGTCCAATCTGTCGGATTTCTTGATATTTGAGCTTTGGTTGCAGTTCCAACCCCGCCAACGGCTTCAATATCAGCTTTCCGCATCAACATATCCGGATCAAGTTTGCCGGTTGTTGTAAATTGTTGCGCGGCATCATCTAATACAGACGCCCTAACAGCATCCGGCAATTTACTAAAATCAATTCCATTATTTTGAAGCGTAATTTGAACTTTATTACTTATATTTGAAACTAAACTTGGCGAAACTTTCTGTGCCAATGATCGCCATGCACTACCTACAAAATTCCCGACCTCTTGAGCGCCTTTAATGATGCCACCAACGACAGGAGGCGCAACAGCGTTTAAAACGCCGCCCCCAACTGCCCCCATAGCGGTATTTGTTAAATTGCTTTGCGTAGTGTTTGTTGGATCAAAGTTTACATAGCCACCGGCGCCACCAGCAGCCGCACCCATGCCCGTCCTGGCCAATAATCCACCGGCACCCATAGGAATTAGGGACAAAGGAGTTGCAACGGATCCAGCCATTCTAAGCGGATCAAATCCACTTTCTCCGTATGCAGCTCGGCCTTTTGCAATCAACGCATCGTTTTCGACTTTTTGTTTTGTATATTCAGCGGCAGATGCCGGATCAGTCAAATTTAAATATTTTTGCTTTGCGCCGCTATAAATGTCACTCATGCCTTGCCCAACTCGAACCATAGGAGAAACTGGCTCAGGTTGCATTAAAGATTGAGTAAAACTATCAAGTGGGGCTGGCGTTGGCCCTCCGCGCAACATAGAAAGAAGTTGCGCTTCTGATAATTTAGACAGATCGGTATCAGCCATTAGCCGCCCCTTCTCATCAACTCAGCCATAATTGCTTTTTGCTTTTCATCAAACATTGGCGTTTTTTCAGACCATTCGCGCATTTCTTTAACAAATCCGTTATCCAATCTGCCATTTTTTTCTTCATATCTTTGAGCCATATTAGCGATTTGTTTGTCTCGGTTATTGATGGCTCGCATCCCTTGTGATATGAGTGCTCGACCAGCTGGCGTGCTTGACAAACTTGGAGGGATTGAAGAAAGGAAGTTTCTATCACTGTCAGACATTGCACCCGGCATTCCGGCGCCGCCACTAGGGTTTCGCAACTCAAGCGCAAACTTATTAGTAATTGATCTGATTGCATCCTCTGAGCCTTTCCCTGCAATATCAATATTTAATGACGCCGCTATACCTTTTAATCCAGTAATATTTTCAGCCAATGCACCTTGTGTGACGTTTGGATCTTTGTAAAGCGTTTCCAGTTGATCTAGCATTGAATTCATTTTTGTAGAATTCACCCAAGAAGCGCGCATTTGTTCAGCCATTTGGGCAAACGATTCTGCTTTTTTCTTATCGTATTCTGCTTCAGCAGCAGTTGGATTAACTTTAATATTGCTTGGAATGCCTGATTGATTTGCTATATTTACCGATGATTGCGCAACATCATTAGTCGGCGCAGTTCCAGTCAAAATTGCTTTTATTTGAGCGCGTGTTCCAGAAACCTTACGGCCTCCGATTTCTATGGTTTCTATTGCATTTTCACCTTCTGCCGCGCCTTTGGTTTTAGTTATTGTTGACAAAGACTCAGGGAAGCCAGGTGCAACCCCTACCGCTCCTTTTGTAAAATCATATAACATACCTTCAGGAAGTTTAGGCGCAGGAGCAAAGTCAACTTCTAATTTTCCTGTTTGTGGGTCTCTTTTAAGAATAGGTGCGTTCTCTCGGCTTACTATTGGTTTTCCTTGCTCTGCAAAAGCCGCCTGTGCAGCCTTGCCGATTTCATTTAAATTAGAATTTGGATCAAGCATTAAAGCCGTTGCTACTGGACTGACGCCGGGTATCCCAGTATTAGCCATTCCAATACGTGTTGCGGCCGCATTAGTAGGTCCGGGAGCGCCGCCGCTAACGCTTTCTGCTGCTATGGCTTGGCTTGGCGTGGCTTGCGAAGATACGACGCCAAGACTCGCCATCACAGCTGCAATTCTTTTTGCTTCCATTGCCTTTTGTGCAGTTTGCAATCCGAGCGCCTCATGAGCTGGATTCGGACTGCTCATCAATAGTTCGGCCATTCTTTGCTGATTTGGCGCTACGGCAGCCCTGCCGGGGATTGTGTACGCGTCTTGCACAATATTTCTTTCGCCGGGTTGGCCTTCAGGAACCCGTTGCAACGGCGTAATATCGGTCAGGTCAGACCCGCTAGGCATAAAGTTTGATTCTGGAACATTTGATTCCGGAACCGCTGCGGAGCCTTCGCCAGCTTCAAACGCTTTCCGCAATATATCCGAAGATTCTGTTTTGTACCTCTCGCCCAATGCCTTTTCTTCATCCCGCGCTTGCCCTTGAAAGTATGCCCCACCAAAGCCCTGTAAAGCCTTTGCCAGCCCCGCAGTAAATGGTGTGCGCGCCTCTATGCCTTTATAGCTGTAACGCTCTGTGGGTGCTTGTGACTGCGCCTGAAGCATTTCTGCCATGCGCTGCTGGTCGGCAATCTTAGCTAACTCTGCTTGGTAAGGACTGGGCAGGTTAAAGTTGTATAGTTTGTTTTCGGCCATTTGGAGCCTCTAAGACGGTGTGAAATTTTGTGAATTTGGGTCGTATTGCGTTGATTTATCAACAACCGGCGCACCACGATTCTGCATCATCATTTTCATAATGTCGTTCATGCCACCAGCAGATTTGGGCGCACCCATCGGTCCGCTATACCTTTTGTAAGGCTGCGTCGGGTCTTGCAGCAAGGCAGCAAGCTGCATGCGCTTGTCGTCAGGATTAAAATTGTAGGTTGAATTCATGTCAGCATTCCATAATCAACCATTTTGTATCCACTTGGATGCAGCATTACAGCCTCCGGCATTACGGCCTCAACTTCATCAGCCATCAATCCGCGCTCCCTGCGGTTAAAAATGTCGTATTCGTAAACTCCAATTCCAAGCGGGTGCGTACCAATTCTCTCAATATTCGACTTTAAACGACGATCTGAAAAAAACGCTTTCCCAGCCAACCCGCCAGCAGTACCAAGCATTCCGTAAAGCCCCGCATTCTGAGCATTTGCATTTGCCGACTGGATCCCGTACTGATCCATTGCAGCCTGCCCCTGCGCCATCGCACCCTGCATGATTGGCGTCCCCGCCACGTTTGCTCCCTGATAGCCTTGAAACTGTGGCATCTGGATCTGCGAACCACTCATTAAACCAGCGATCTCGTTTAGCGGCTGATTCCGCAGCGCGAGCTGCTGTTGCAGGCTTTGTTGCTGGGCGGTATTGCCAAATTGACCGCCTTGTAAAAGTTGATTGTATTGTTGATTTTGCGCAACGTTAGCGGCTTGTTGCTGCGCTAGTGCGGTTTGTTGATTTTGTGCAAGTGCTTGATTTTGAGTAGCGTTAGCAGATTGCCCTTGTGCAAAATTTTGATTTATTGCTTGATTGCCAATTTGATTAGCTTGCACCGCCTGGCCAAACCCTTGCGCGTTTGCCGCAGTATCCAGGCCAATGCCTTGCAACGCCGCCTGCGAAAGAAGATCGTTTTTTTGCTGGTTTTGACTGATCATGGCGTTTTCGTACGCTTCGCCACCCGGCACCAAACCTTGATTAATCAGTCGCTGGCGCGTCGATGCATCTGCTCTTTCAAGTTGCGGAGCAAGGCGATTCATAATTGCCTGCTGGCCTGTCATACCTGCATTTACCGGCATGGCGGCAACTTTGCTAGTGTCTAAACTTCCTTGCGCGGTTCCATATTCCCCCACGGCTGGACCGCCTGATGCACTACCGTATCCAGCAAGATTTGGAGATTGCGAAATTTGCCCAACATCACCAATGTTTGTTTGCAATCCAGCAAGGTTTGGATTAAATGCTTTTCGCAAAACAGTTTGAGCGGTTCCAATACCCTGCTCACCAAGCCCTGCTAATGATCTTTGTACGCGCTGCTGGGCGTCCAGCGTGGCCTGCGATGCAGGCGTCAATGTTTGGGTTACAGTCGGTTGGTCGTTTGACCCGAAAGTAACCGTCTGGCCACCAAGAGGACCAACAATATTTGGATTGTTCATGCGTCCCTG